ATGGCTCGACAGCATAATTACAGCCTGCTCGGTGGTAGGCGGCATAGGATTTGCACTGTAGTAGTCCCTCACCATATGCTGGTAGCCTTCGGCGTAGCAGACTGCAGCTCGGATGAGCCCTAGGAGGAGCTCGTCATCCTCGGCATGCTCCAAGATGAGGTTGGCCTTAACTTTCGGCAACAGGGCGCTCATTATGCTCATGTTGCGCCGCCCTCTGCTAGGTCGCTTTCTGCTGCAGGACTTTAACGGCCTCCGGTAAAATTAGTTTGCCGTCGACTCGTTGTGTGGCAATAAACCCTACCTGGCCCGTAGCTGCAAAGAGCTCGCTCAGCCGCTTAAAGACCCTGCCTTGCCTGTCTGCCACCCAGTAGTAGCCAAGGTCACCGAACACAACGGTCTTAGCTCCTGCCACAATGCCGGGCACATAGGCTGAGGTGTACAGGGGACGATTGAGGATGGTGTCGGGGGTGCCTTCCTTGATGGAGGGCTGCCAGAGATACTGACCGGTGCTATCCTTAAGTTTGCGGATGGCCTTAATGGTAGAATCGTTCATGACAAAGACCGCCTTGCCGCGGTAGGGAGATTTTAGGCTGTGGAACAGGTCGAGAATTTCGTCAAGGGTAATGGCCAAAGCAGCTGCTGTGGTCAGGCCGACTTGGCCACCTCCCGTCGCGGCTAGGATGCCGTGGGGCTTGCCCGTACCATCGCCCACCAAGAAGGCTTCTTCCTCCTTGTTGCCGATGCGGCGAGCGAATTCCTTGGCAATGTAGCTTTCTAGGTTGAAAACGCTGTCGTTTAAGAGCTCCTCGGAGACTTTAATCATGGTGGCAAGTTTGTACGCGCCGATGGAAACTTGCCCGAAAGCGTCGTCACTTTCGGGAATGGTTCCTTCCTCGTCGACCCATGAGGCTGTGCCCTTCGAGGCTACGACGGGGATTTTGCGGTCACCGCTCGAAGTAGTGATCACGTTGGCTAGGCGGCGAAAGATGTTCTCTTCCTCAAGGGCTTGAATAAGCCGGCGCTCAAACTCGTCGGGAACGAGGTAGCCGCCTTCAGAATCCGTGCCGATTTGCAGGGCGTTGCGCACGGAGGCGGCTCCCTTGCCGCGCATGGCGTTCCAAAAGGCACCCTTGTACTCGGATGTCGCGCGGCCAGATTTACCTTCGCCCGTATTGACCGTGGGGGAGTTTACGAGGGGCAGGCTGTTGTGCGTTAGAAGCTCCGCATCAATGGCTGCCTGCCGTTCCAATCGCTCGATCTCTCTGCCGAGGGCGACAACATCACCTTCCATTTTTTCATACGTGGAGGTGTCCTCCGCCGACAACAGGCCATTGCCCCCGCGTTTGCTGTCTAGGAATGCTTTAGCTCCGTCCCAAGCCTTGGCGCGCTTCTCGCGCAGTTCTAACATCATACTCATAATGAATGTCCCTCCTTAGAATTTTAGTGAGAAATTAAAGAGAGCCGCTTTGTGAGCGACTCTATAGGGGTACCTGCTCTAGTACTAACAGTGTCGGGCAGCTTTCTAAGTAGCGAGTTGGTGACAGCAGTCCGGCTAAAAATTAACCCCTGGCCGGTGTCCATAGACTCCTTGCTTTCCGTGAAAAGGATTTTGTCCGCAAACCCGAGCTCCACAGCTTTCTTGGCGTTCATCCACGATTCTGCGTCCATCAGATGGGAGAGCTTCACTCTAGAAAGGCCGGATTTCAACTCATAGGCGTTAATGATACTTTCCTTGACCTCATCTAGCAGGGCCTTAGCGCGGAGCATCTCCTCGCTGTCGCCAATCGCGATGGTCGAGGGATTGTGGATCATGAGCATACTTACGGGTGACATGTACACGTCGCCGCCAGCCATGGCAATGACCGAAGCGGCACTGGCCGCAAGGCCGTCAATCTTGACGGTCACTTTCCCCGTATAGTCCATGAGCATATTGTAGATCTGCGCTGCCGCGAACACATCGCCGCCGGGGGAGTTGATCCATACGGTGATGTCCCCCGCACCCGCCAGCAGTTCACTTTTGAACAGCTTGGGCGTCACTTCGTCGCCCCACCATGTCTCCTCGGCAATGGGACCGCAGAGATAGAGGGTGCGTTCTTCGTCAGCGTTACGCACCCAGTTCCAGAACTTTCTCATGTGTTCGCCTCCTTTGCGTATTGCTGCCCCGCCTGTGCAAGGGGGAGCATGTTGCCGTTTACTAAGTACAAGTCGCCACCTTCAGCTGCGGGAACGCGGTTTAGATCCTCTAACTCCCGTATGTCGTTGGTCGAAAGCCAGCCGTTCTGCCTCCCTGTGGCATAGCCCTGCATCCTGCTCTGGTAATCTCCGCGTAGTAGCCCATCTAGGTTGAACTTAATGAACATCGCCTGCTTTTCGGACGGCAGTAACAAGGACTGCTTTAGGGCCTGCTCCCAGCGCACTACCCAGGGATTTAGGGTGTATTTCACAAATTCCAGGCTCTGCTGCTCGATGTTACTGAAGCTCGACTTTTCAAGGTCCCCGACCATGTGGGGAGGGATTCTAAAGATCCGTGCGATCTCGTTGATCTGGAATTTACGTGTCTCCAGAAACTGCGCCTGCTCCGGTGGAATGCCGATGGCTTGAAATTTCATGCCCTCCTCGAGCACCGCCACGCGGTGGGAGTTCATGCTTCCCTGATAGGCGTTGTTCCAGCTGTCCTTGACGCGTTGAATGTCTTTAATTACGCCGGGATGTTCCAGCACACCGCCGGGATTTGCGCCATTGGCAAAGAACTTAGCGCCGTACTCCTCGGTGGCCAAGGCCATGCCAATGGCGTGTTTGGCCATGGCGATAGGGCTGTAGCCGATGAGTCCGTCAAAGCCTAGGCCCGGAAGGTGCAGGATTTCCTCCCGCGGCAAGACTGTGTAGCCGCCCTTGGGGTTAATGCCGCTTTCGTCAGCGTCACGATAGTACGTATAGATCAATTGGCCGCTGGCGGCGCGACTGACCTCCATTTTGTTGGGCAGTAAGGGATAGAGTGCCACTACCTGCCCGCGACCGTTTCGCACTACTTGGGCATAGGCATTTCCCCACAGCAAAAGATGACTCATCAGTGTTTCTCGGAACACAAATGACGTCATCTCAGGGTTTGGCTCATCGTGGAGGAGGTAGCAGAGGGAGTGGCCGCCCGCGCGCTCTTTGCCGCCGTCCTTTTGGTGACGGTAAAGATGCAGCGGTAGCCCAGCAATGGCTTCGGCCAGTATGCGGACGCAGGCGTAAACCGCTGTAGTCTGCATGGCTGTCCGCTCGTTAACAGTTTTGCCGCTGGCGGTACAGCCGAACAGGAAGGAGAACCCGCTGCCCAGGCGGTTTTGCGGCCTATCCCGCGTTCGGAACAGGCTCTTTAGTAGATTCAAAGGCCTCACCTCCGCATAGTTGGCATCAAAAAAGCACTCAAGAAATCCTGAGCGCCAAAAAACATGATCTATAAGTATTTGCCTAGGAGCAAATGTTGCTCAATCCATTCCAGAGAAGTAGTATTCCAATGAACAAAAGCATTATTGGCAGCAAAAATTCGGCTGCCGCATTGATTGCTCTTCTAGATACGCCTTCAATCCTATCAAATCGCTCACCTCGAATTAAAGAAAACACAATGTATAAGATTAACATGGGCAAAACATAAATTAGGCAATAAACAATGAAGAATCCTAGTGCTACGGGGAGATTAGCCCCACTAGCCGACAATAGAGAGATAAACCCAAAATACGGTATTGCCGTCGGCATATCCGACAAGGTAGAAAATATCGCTAAAGCAGCTAACGACAGTGGATTAACCATTTTTACTACTTGCCCCATGTAATCTGTCTGTTTTTCTTCCTTCTTGATTATTCTATTTATGAGTCTGACAGATAGAAATACTGCAACAATTATAAGAATAACAGCAACTGTTATTCCGACCAGCCCTAGATATACAACGTACCTCTCTGCTAGTATATAAAAGAGTGACTTTATATACTTATCAACCCCGATAAATACTATGAACCCGAAAATAAAATAAGCCAAGTAAGTTCCTGCAACAAAAATCAAGGAGTGCCACTTTTTCTTTACCACGGGCAAGAGCAGCATCATCGTTGCTATGGTAGCTGGATTAAATGCGTCAATCATTGCAAGCATAAGAATCGTAATGATGTTACTTAATGACATGCTTTTGCACCTCGGCTGTAAGTCTAGCAAGCAGCTTTTCCAGTTGTTTAAGTTCATGCGAGTCAAGGGATTTAGTGATGTGCTCCTCAAATTGCTTATGAATATTGTTGTCTGATTCCATAAGTCTCTTACCCTTTTCTGTTAGCTCTATCACATAACTCCTCTTATCGCCGTCATTTATTGTTTTCTTGATATAGCCTTTGTGCGAGAGACTATCAATCATTTGCGTCACAGAAGCTTTCTTAACTCCCAAAACTTCTGACAACCCTGTAACGGTGATTTGTGTAGCATCAAAAATGGCTGCCAAATACTGATAGCTGGCAACAGTAATCTCACTGTGTCCCCTGCAATTGCTCGATGCGTTCATCATTCTGTTATAGGCATAAAATAGTTGATTGAAACTATCCACCCAAGACATAACAGCCTCCGAAATATATAATTTGGTAGCCTTCCTAATCATACATGCTCTATAAGGTTTGGTCAAGTATTTTTTACAATATTAGAACCCCCCTCTTATCATACACACTCTCGTTACTGCCTCCGCACCGTATTGCCCGGTCGAGCGCCATAATCGCTGCCACCGCGCCATCGATCCTCTCCGTGGACTTTTCCTTGTCCGGCTTGATGTTGCCGGCAGGGTCGGTACGAATAAAGATGTTGTCCATCATCCAGCGCAAGACTGGATGCCCACCATGCGCTATTTTCTCCTCCAAGGTTAGCTTCATCAGCTCCTTGGTGGGTGGCGACATATCCTTAAAACCCTGCCCGAAGGGGACAACCGTGAAGCCAAGCCCCTCAAGATTCTGCACCATCTGCACCGCGCCCCAGCGGTCAAAGGCGATCTCGCGGATGTTGTAGCGCTTGCCCAGTTCGTCAATGAACCGCTCGATGAATCCGTAGTGCACCACGTTCCCTTCGGTGGTCAGCATATGTCCTTGTTTTTCCCAGAGGTCGTACGGCACGTGGTCGCGCCGGACGCGGAGACCGATGTTGTTCTCAGGCATCCAGAAAAACGGCAGGACAGCATATTTGTCGACTTCATCCACTGGTGGGAACACCAGCACGAAGGCGGTAATGTCGGTGGTGGAGGAGAGGTCAAGCCCGGCGTAGCAGACCCGCCCCTCAAGGCTTGCCAAGTCAACCTGGAAGGCGCAGGCATCCCACTTCGCCATGGGCATCCAGCGCACGGACTGTTTGACCCATTGATTGAGCCTAAGCTGCCGGAAGCTATTCTCCTCGGCAGGGTTCTGCTTGGCCGACTCGCAGGCGGCCTTCATCTTGTCGATGCCGACGGTGATGCCAAGTGAGGGGTTCACTTTCTTCCATACCTTCGGGTCAGTCCAGTCGTCATCTTCTTTCGCCCCATAAATGACGGGGTAGAAGGTAGGGTCGTGCTTCCTCCCCGCGAGGATATCTTGCGCCTTCTGATGCGTCTCATAGCATATGCTCTGGGTGTCGGTTCCTGCAGTGGTGATGAGGAAGTACAGAGGCTGGGTTCGCGCGTCACCGGAGCCTTTGGTCATGACATCAAAGAGCTTGCGGTTAGGCTGGGTATGCAATTCATCGAATACTACGCCATGGATATTAAATCCATGTTTGGAATAGGCTTCTGCACTTAGTACTTGGTAAAAACTCTTGGTCGGCAGATATATTAGTCTCTTGGTGGAAGCTAAGATCTTCACCCGCCGAGACAGGGCGGGGCAAGTACGCACCATATCTGCCGCCACTTCAAAGACAATGCTGGCCTGCTGCCGATCGGCGGCACAGCCGTAGACCTCAGCGCGTTCCTCTCTGTCGCCGCAGGTGAGAAGCAGGGCGATGGCAGCGGCCAACTCCGACTTGCCTTGCTTTTTCGGTATTTCTACATATGCCGTATTGAATTGTCTGTAGCCATTTGGCTTTAGGATGCCGAAAACATCGCGAACAATCTGCTCCTGCCAATCAATGAGTTCAAACGGCTTGCCTGCCCACGCCCCTTTCGTATGGGTGAGAGCCTCGATAAAGGAGACAGCATAGTCGGCGGCAACCTTGTCGTAGCGCGAGTCGGCGGACTTAAAGGAGGTGGGCTTGTATTTTTTCAATTTGCGCAAAGGCCTCGCCCCCTTAAAGAAATAGGCATAAGAAAAGAGCCTCCGCAGAAGCTCTGTACGTAGCGCTATCGCTACAAGTGCCATATTCGATGTCGGATTCACCCGTCAAAATAAACTGGAAGTAAGGTTTAGGATGCTCTTCAAGGTACAGCACCAACTCTTTCATACCCCGCGCGGCGGCTTCGAGCTGAACGCGTGCTAGGTCAAACATATTTGTTACCCCGCTGTTTCGGATGACAAGGATTTGTGCCCTGACAATCTCAGTCACAGGACGCCACACCCTCTCCTAACGAATCAACAGTTGCTCTTTGCAGCACCTTAACATCGAATCCGGCTGCTTTGTAACCTTCGAGGATGATTGAATAGTAGTAGCAGCTTGGCTGGCCTAGTGGCCTACCCACGTTCAGGATGTACACCATCGCTGTGACGATTTGTCCGTCTAGCGTCACCGCAATAGACTCCTTGCGGTAGAGGAAGGGCCAGCCTTCGTAGCGGTCAAGGGCCGCTTCGTCCTCTGCTGTGATCTCCCAAACCAGCACGGGGACGCTGCCGCCCCAACAAGGCTCCACCGTCGCTACTACGCTCTCGCGCGAGCCCCGAAACAAGAGCCGGAAGTCATCTATCGCACCCACGCCGACGACTTTTGCCGTGGGGCATCTGTCCGGCATCTGCGCTCGGTTTAGGTTGGAACCGTAGGCGGCGTATAGCTTGTTATCTTTGTCCATGGGGACGTCCTCCTCATTCTGCGAAAAAATTGCCTGCAATAACCACAGCGATAGTAGCAATTTTACAGCTTTTTCACCGCGTCCTCGCCGTACACCACGCCGAGGGTGGAGCCGGAGTCCCAGATACAGAACAGGGTGCCGATGTCATCGATGAAGTCTACTGTCCCCTTATCGCCGGGCATGAGCTTGGAGTAGGGGTCATTCATCCTGAGAAGCTCCACGCGGGTGCCGCGGGGATATTCCTTGCGTAATTGCGCCACGCTCTCCGGGGTGGGGAACTTATTCATTAGACGCCACCTCCGTTTTAGCTTTGGCACCGCTTCTAAAGGCGCTGTTGCCGGAGAGGTTTCGCAGCAGGATTTTTCGCGCTGCCTTGTAGTCGTCGCCCACAAAGCCTAGGCGGAGGAGGAATACCCTGAAGGTATATTTTTCGTTCTCCACCGCCTTTTCCCTGGCTTGAACCCGTTTTTGCTCTTTAGCTGCGGCGCAGAGCGCGCCTATCAAGCGGGAGTAGGCAGAAACCTCCTCGCCGGTGGCGCTGAAGGAGAACCAAGGGAACCTGAGCGTAGTTTCCGTCCGGACAACGGGGAGAACGTCCGCGCCGATGACCTTCTTAATGAGCACTGCCTTGCTGGCGATTAGCCGGTCGAGGTTCTCAAGTGCCGCGTCGGTGAAGCCCGTGAGTGGCATTTCGATAGTCAGCGTATCGCACAGGTCATCGTGGTCGACTTCCTCTGCCGCGGGGACGAAGCCAAGTTCCCGCAGCCGGCCGAGCAGGTTCTGCATGGTCGCCTCGTCTAGGCGCTCGTCCCATGCAAGGGCGCCGTCTTTGCTGATGGTCACACTGCTAACCGCGTAAGCGAAGCTCGGTGCCCCTTTGTATACTGGCTCCCAGCCAAGGGCCTCTCCCGTGGCTTTGGCTAGCTCCTTGCGCCGCGCCCCTGTCACATTGAATCTCTTTTCCATTTAGTAAGCCCCCTTTATCTCCTTGGTGCTTACATATATCACTCTAAAGCTGTGCGATAGCAAGTTGTTTATTTCGCGCACGCCGCGTCAAGCGTCAGCACGTCGCCGCCGCGGGCAACGGTAATGGGTTCGCTGGGGAAGGCGGCATGAAACCGCTTGATGCTGGCGCTGGCGTATTGCGGGTCAATTTCCATGGCGTAGCAAATACGGTCGATCTGCTCACAGGCTATCCCTGTTGAAAAGCTACCCGAGAACAGGTCAAGCACGATGTTGTTTGCGGTACTGCTGTTTCTAATGGGATAGGTGAGCAAAGGCACCGGCTTCATCGTGCTGTGAATGTCGTTTTTAAGCGACTTATCAAAGTGCCAAATTGTAGTCTGCTTTCTGTCGGCATACCATTTGTGTTTGCCCTTCGCTTTCCAGCCAAAGAGACAGGGCTCATGCTGCCATTGGTATGGGGAGCGTCCCAGCACTAAGCTGGGCTTAACCCACACACAGGTGCCGGACAACTTGAAGCCTGCCTCCCGAAATGCCCGACGGAAGTTTTCTCCTTCGGTGTCGGCGTGGAAAACGTATACACTAGCGTGGTCATCGAGTGCAGCTTCGGCGGCAGTGAACGCCGCGAGCAGAAATCTATAGAACTCCTCGCCGCGCAGGTCATCGTTCTGGATTTTCCCTGCCTTGCCTTGGTAGGACACCCCGTAGGGAGGATCGGTTAAGAGGAGGTTCGCCCGCTTGCGGTCCATCAACCGCTCTACGTCCTCAAGTTTTGTGGCATCGCCACAGAGTAGGCGATGACTGCCTAAGTGCCACAAGTCTCCCGGCAAGACGAAGGCCGGTTGAGTAAGTACGGCGTCGATGTCGAAGTTATCCTCTTTGACATCCTCGATGTTATCCATCAAGTTGTTCATCTCCGCGTCATCAAAGCCAAGGAGCGAAAGGTCAAAGTCCGCGGCTTGTAATTCGGCGATCTCTACCGCCAGCATCTCCGCGTCCCAGCCGGCACTTAAGGCAAGGCGGTTGTCGGCAATAATGTACGCCCGCTTCTGGGCCTCGGTCAGGTGCTCCACGAACACGCAGGGGATTTCCGTCAAGCCCTCGGCCTTCGCCGCCAAGACCCGCCCGTGACCCGCGATGATGTTGTAATCGCTGTCAATCAGGCAGGGGGTAACGAAACCGAACTCCCGTAGACTTGAGCGAAGCTGTAGTATTTGCTCTTTGGAGTGAGTCCGGGCATTACGAGCGTACCCAACAAGTTTATCAATATCGACCGATTCCATTCTTTCAGTCATTTTCACCACATCACCCCCAGCATCTCGTTTGTTCTGGCAAATTCGCCGTGATATAAAACAGCCGCCCTGTCATAGGCGGCTGCGGCTTCTTGCGGTGTATTAAATCGTCCGATGAGTATTCGTTTCCCCGGATGTGGCGATATCCGAGCGACATGTTTGTTTTCACTTACCCGGAAGGTCACGCCTTTGTAGCCGGTGAGATTGTCGCTCCGTATTGGGCGGTTTCTCGAATTCCCAAGCGGAGTACACAATCGAAGATTTTCTCTGCGATTGTCCAAAGGGTTGCCGGAAATATGGTCGACTTGGATGGGGTCTGCTTCATTCAAGCCCATAATGAGCCGAGAAAGCATCACCCGTTTTCCGCAGGTGTTACTGGTAATATGGTTGCTCGAATCAATATGCCAGCGATATGGTTTAACGAATCGTAACGCATCGCGGTCAATAATGAACTCTCTGCTATCCGGACAGATTACCGCTAAAGTCCCATCTTTCAGAGTCCTTGTAGGATTATATTCACGTTGGGCGCATCGCCGACAGCACACAGAACGACCGCTTGTCAGCCCTCTTGTTGGTATCGTTTGTGTTTCGCCGCAGCGGCATTTGCATATCCACTTAACCCTACGGTCTTTACTACGGATACTGGAATCGCCGATTGCCGTCCATTGACCGAATGCCTGTCCTATTAGTTTCTTTGTTGGCATAATCAGAGCCCCCTGTTCGTGAGCAATACGCTCAGTTACATTCACTTGCTACTACCTTCCTTTCCTGCCCGACAGCAGAGTCTCCATAATGTCATCCTGCGGATTGCCCGCAAAGGCCGTGGTGCAGTTTTGCTTCACGATGTCGAAAATCTCGTACCAGAGAAGATTGGCTTGCTTCTGGAACGACTGGCTCATCTGTACGAAAGGGCTGGCTATTGCACCGCCTGTGGTTGGGTGCTTTCCTAGAAGCCCATAGGTGCTGATGGCCTCCTCGCACTGAATAAAACGCGTGAAGGCCTGCGCATAGGCCTCAATCAGCCGCGGGTTGACGAATTTCTCGCAACCGCGGTCTTTAAGCCATTTCCATGTTTCGACGAACAATGCGTCCGCGCCGAGCGGTTTCCCATCCCTTTGCCTTGCACTGAGGTAGTCGCTTGGCGCAGGGTTATCCTCGCCAAACATATCTGCCGCGCCGTCAAGTTCGCTCGCCTCAAGGAGAGGCGCAGGCGGCAGCTCCGGGGCCTCCAAAATCCGCGCGACCTTGCCCGCCGTGATTTTCTCCGCAAGGGGCTGCGGTTTGCCACCGGCGCGGACGCGGCGGCCGCCCCGGTTCGTTCCGTCTTTTGCCACACGCCTTTACCTCCTTGCCTGTTCAGGGGTAGATACCATTTAATCCCTTGTTTGAACCTGTATTTTTTCACGCGTGACCCCCCGCCCGTTGCACGCCTCAAAGGTTGCAGAGATTAAGACCGCCCCTACCGCCCCCAGCGTCCGCCTTCGCGGGCAGTGATCTCTGAGTGGCAAGGGGTACACAAGGCCATGAGATTGCTCGCATCGTTGTCGCCGCCCTTAGACAAGGGAGTTATGTGATGTACTTCCGAAGCGGGTGTGAGCCGTCCGTGCTGCTTGCACTGCTCGCACAGAGGGTGTGCCGCGATGTAGCGGTCGCGTATGCGCTTCCACGTCCTGTTGTATTGTTTCTTCGTAGCAGGGTCGCGCTGGTATCGCTCGTAGCGTTTTGCTTCCTGCTTGGCATGCCCCGCGCAGAACCTGCCTTCTGTGAGCTGCGGGCAGTTAGGGTGGGAACAGGGACGCTTTGGTTTGTAGGGCACTGCTTCACCTCCGCGGGATAAAAGAAAAACCCTCGCAGGTACAACGCTGCGAAGGCTCTTGCCATAGTTTCGGATACTACAACTATACCATGCCGTGAAGCAAACATTCCCTCAGAATTCCCTCATCTTTAGCCGAAGAGCTTACTTCGCAGGTGGCTTAAGGCGTACGCCCTCAGGCGTTCGATGTGGCTTTCGCTGTACTGAAGTTCGCTCATCAGACGGTAGGTTGCACCGGATTTCTGGTTGTCCGCCATGTAGAACTCGGAAAGGATATGCTGTTCAGAGTCCGTCAAACTTGACCACGCAGGCCCAAACCAAGACATGTACTCCATGGCCTGATTGTAGCGTTCCCGCAAGATGTCGAGCCTGTCAATTTGCGACGCTATTTTGTCTGCTCCGGCTTGCGGGTTTCTGGCAGAGGGCATCCCGGACAACTTAGGGACTCTGGGCGCATGCATTTTTTCGTACACGTCCTTAATGTCCTCGGTGGTGTTATTAATGATAAACCGCATATTGTGGTAATCGCGGAGGGCGGCAATCGTCGCCGCATTTTTGTTGATGTACTTCAGTGCGATCATCTGCCCGTCCCCTTTCCGAGGTTTGCCTTCACCGCCTGAATTAGGGCGGTCTGTGTTGCATCCTTACGCTGCAAGGCGGTCATGACTTGCTCGTCAACTGTCCCTTTGGCGATGATGTGGTGAATGACCACAGTGTCTTTCTGCCCCTGTCGCCAGAGTCGGGCGTTGGTCTGTTGGTAGAGCTCAAGGCTCCAGGTCAGCCCAAACCATATGAGGGTGGAGCCGCCTGCTTGCAGATTCAGCCCATGACCGGCTGACGCGGGGTGGATAACTGCTACGGGGATTTCACCTAGGTTCCACTGTTTAATGGAGTTGGCACTGTCCAGTTTAACGACGGGGAATCGTTTCTTTATCCGCTCCAAGTCGTGCCTGAACCAGTACGCCACTAGGACGGGCTTGCCGGTTGCCGCTTCCACCAGATCCTCCAATGCTTCCAGCTTGCGGTCGTGTATGTGGTGGACTTCTCCATCGTCGCCGTAGACCGCACCATTTGCTATCTGGCAGAGCTTGCCGCTCAAGGCGGCGGCATTGGCGGCGGTCACTTCCTCGCCCGACAGCTTCAGCACCAAGTCCTGCCGCAGTGCGTCATACCGCGCCCGCTCTTTGTCCGACAGCCGAACAGGGTACTCGGCGGTGACCAGTTCCGGCATTTGTATATGATCGGTGGACTTCATGGAAATAGTGATGTCAGCAATTCTGCGGTAGATTTCCGTCTCGGTATTCGGCAGAGGCTTGTAACTAAAAATGACTTGACCGTTGCGCTTATCGGGGACGAAGTAATCAGCACGGAACTTCCCGATGAACCGCCCCAGACGCTTACCCATGTCCAGGAGCCGGAATTCAGCCCACAAGTCCATCAGCCCGTTGCTCGTCGGCGTACCCGTCAACCCAACGATGCGGCTCACCTTAGGGCGAACCTTCATCAAAGACCGGAATCGCTTAGACTGATGATTTTTGAAAGATGACAGTTCATCGACCACCAAGGTATCAAAGTCGAAGGGGATGCCGCTGTCCTCGATGAGCCAGTGGACGTTTTCCCGGTTGATGATGTAGATGTCGGCTTTAACTCGTAGCGCCGCTTGCCGTTCGGCTTCCGTACCGACCGCCACCGAAAACCGCAAGTCGCTGAGATGCTCCCATTTGCCGAGTTCGTCCGGCCAAATATCGCGGGCTACACGAAGTGGGGCGATGACCAAAACCCTATGGGTCTCAAAGCTGTCGAACAGGAGGTCGTTAAGGGCGGTCAGGGTAATCGCCGTTTTGCCAAGACCCATGTCAAGCAGAAGGCAGGACACGTGGTTTTCGTCTATGAAGTCCTTTGCGTAATCTTGATAGCTATGTGGTTCGTATTTCATTCAGGATTCCTCCGATTTGCTCCCCGTCATCCAAGATATAAACCCTGAAGCCCAGCCGCCGGAGCAGCCCATGCCTTGCCTCTTGCAAAGGGCGAGGTTCCTCCCCATGGCGTTTGACTTCCACAAAGGCGATTTTACCATTCGGCAGGAGTACAAGACGGTCTGGCATTCCATCGTAGCCGGGGCTTGTAAACTTGGGCGCGATACCCCCCACCGCCTTGACCGCTTGGACGAGTTTCCGCTCTATGGTTTTCTCTCTCATGTTGACCTCCGTTTTTGGCTTGCCCAACTTGCCCAACTTGCCCATTTTTCCTATATAGCTTACGCGCGCGTGTTACGCATGCCTGTTTCTCTTTCTACTATATAAAATAAGATTTAATAGTATCTTTATCGGCATATGGGCAAATTGCGACCACATAACGCCGATTCATGAGGGGCTTTCGACTTTGCCGATCTCGTTGCCGATGTCCCAATCGGCAATGATGGGCACGCAATCTGTCCGGATAAAGACTTGTTGGGGTCCATACATCGGCACAAGTCGTTTGCCCGTTTTGCCGCCACTGAACTTAACCCAACCTCCGAGCCTGGTGAGGATGCTTTGGAGTTCATATGAGTCCGCTTTCTTGATGGACTCGCGGGACTTCCCGAAACACTCGCACCAGATTTCCATGACGCAAACTTGGCTTCTGCGGATGCTGCCCTTCACCCCCGTGGGATCGTCGGGAAAGCGGATGTATTCGAGGCGACGATAGATATCCATATCGTCCCAGTTTGCGGGGAGCAAGGCGTCGAGGTATTCGGCGACAAGCCCTTCGCGATCATCTCCCTCCATCGCGTCCCGCTGTTCAGCATAAGCCGCCAGAGCGGTATCGCCTTTAAGGAACAGCTCCTCGCCGCCTTGATATTTAACCAGAGCTTCCGCCCAAATCTGGTCTATGTCCGCGAGTTCCCAAGCGGGGTATTTTCCTGCACCAGATACCCAAACCGGCCAGAAACGGCGGTTGCCGGTAATATCTCGTAGGAAGCCGCCGTCCGAGTTGGTCGTGCCGACTATAATGCACTGGCGAGGGTGGCTCTCGACCGCGCGGCCGTAGGAGGGGCGGTATTTGTCGTCTACGCGGGTAATGAAGGACTTTACCGTCTCCACGTCCATTTTCTTGATACCTGCCAACTCGCCAAGTTCAAGTATCCAGTAGCCCTGCAGCTTCTCCGGCGCGGTCTTGTCCTTCATGTCGGATATGGAGAGGCTGTCGGAGTACCATTGCTGGCCGAGTTTAGCGAATAGGGTGGACTTCCCCGCACCTTGTTTGCCGTTCAGCACCAGGATGGAATCGAGCTTCGTACCCGGGTTGAAGATTCTAGCAACTGCCGCCACAAGCGTCTTTCGGGTAACGGCTCTGACGTAAGGCGTGTCCTCCGCGCCGAGGTATTCGATGAACAGGCTGTCGATCCGGGGAAACCGATCCCATTCGGGAAGGCCTTCAAGATATTCACGGATAGGATGGTAGGCGCGGTCATCGGCGACCTTGGTGAGGGCAAGTTCGTAGTTGCGCGCCGAGAACGTACCGTAGCGTTTGTCGATGCAGGCAACAAGCTGGGCGGTGTCGGCGTCCCTCCAAGGCAAATGCGGCCGCCACCATGGTAGGTTATCCCCGTATATCTGGTTGGCAAGCCGGTTGTGGCGGATGCCCGCGAAGTCCTCATCGTTATCTAAGATAAGGAGCAGGTTGCTGAGGGTGTTGGACAATACGCCGCTTTTCTCGCGCTGAAACAGGGACTTCCAGTCACCTTCCGGATCAAAGTCCTTTTCGGCGGCGGCGATCCGCTCCTCGGCAAGCAACAACTTTACTTTTTCGTCCTTTACCGCGAATTCGCTCATCGCCTTGAAGCCCGCCTTCTCGTCAAAATCAAGGAATTGGTGGATACGGACGAGGTCAAAGGCATTCAGCAGCCTGCCGCAGGCGGGGTCGGTGGCATGGTGGGAATACGCCCATTTCCCCTCGTACAACACAACACCCGCTGAGCTGTCGGCGGGGATGTAGTCGTAGCGTCCGCCCATCGCCGCCGGCGCGTATACGTCGGGAAGGAACGCCGTGATTACGTCCTCTATCGGATAAGCGCGGCAGAAAGCCCCGACCACGCCTTCCTTGGCGAGGGGGTCCTGCTGCTGACGGATGCTCCGCTGGATTACCTCGGACTGGCGGCTTGACGTAGGCCAGAGCGAGCAGTCCCGCCAGTCGGACAGTTTCAAGAGGTATGCGTCGGGGTCGAGGGTGTCGCCGTTGAGTACTTTGAAGATATATTTCCCGTCCGATGGCGTGGACGGCCAGTACATCAGGCGTTCCGGCTCATAGGTGCTATCGTCGAAGTAGTCCATACCGACGACTTCCGCCACCAGCCGGGAGAGTGCGGCGTATTCATCCGGAGTGACCTCGCGTGCAAGGGGTATGACTACCCGAAGGCGCGGTTCTTCCGGCGTGTGGCTGTGGGTCGAGTAGACCGCGCACTTGTGCGGGAACAGCATCTCCACGGCGTCGATGAAACTACAATTGGCGTGGTCGGCGTCGAGGGTGACCCCCGAACGGCTCTCGACCGTGTCTTTCTTGCGCCTGCCGCCCTTTAAGTGTCCAAGGACATAGCCGCCCACGTCCTTGGCGGCGTCGCGCTTGTCTTTTGTGAATTTCTTGTATTCGGCGACCGTCTCGGTTGTGCGGCGGGTAGCCTTGAAACGCTCGCATAACTCATCGAAGGTGGTTTTCTTGTTGACCCACCGCTTTGACAGGCGGCTGTCGCCGTATGCGATTTTAAGTTCCATGCCCCAACACCTCGCATTTGTGGTTAAAGTGTTTGATTGGCATACTGCGCCTCTTCGCCTTGGCGATTTCAGCGGCCATGCCTTTGCTGATTTTCTCCCCAAAAACCCAGAGTTCGTCGCACTTGCCGAGCAGGACGAGGGCAAAAAACAACCCCAGTGCCCGTTCTTCCTTGTCGCCGTCGTCCATAAATTGCGGGTAGAGCAAGTGTGGAGCAAGCGGGATGCACCCCTTGGACACGGCGAAACGGCAATACCCCCGTGCCTTAGATAAGTTGTACTCCGTTTCTCCGGCAAAGGGCGAAGCGACGTATACAAGCGGTCGGTACTGCTTCGCAGAGGTTTCGGTTTTGGCTACCGCCGTCAACGCTTCATAAGCCGTCGGGTCGGGGTAGCCTTTCGCGTTATATCTGTCCATTGCCGCCCCTTTCGCCAAGGAACAGATTTGTAAAGTACTGCTGCCCCTTACCCGTGACTTTGGTCGTCTTGCTGATGGTGACGTGGCCATCCGAGTGCGTGATGGCGGTTTCTTTGACTTTGAACAGCTCCAGCTCCATCGCTCTCTGGGTCGGGGCGTTGTAATCCGTACCCTTTCGCTTGATGAGATAACCATCCTGACGTAGCCTTTCAAAAAGGCGGTTCTGCCCGATTTCGATGCCGTTGCCCTTGAGGATTTTTGCCAACTCTCCGATAAGGATTGTACCTTCGGATACCGATACCGCATCGGCAAAGATGACCTTCGGCTTGTTTTCAAGGGCTTCCAGCAGCAATCGTTCCTTTGCCGCGCGTTCATCTTTTAGGGCGGTCAATACCTTAATCCAAGCGTCGGGGTCGTTCATCAATTCCTCCAGCTTGGCGGGGGTAACATACGCGCCGTGCCTGCGGATGGTCGGAAGCACCGCGTGAGTGACCCAACGTCTGAATTTTTTGGCTTCGGGCTTGTCGGAACGGAGGATTACGCTGTAGAGCCCGCTCTCGTTGATTATGTTGGTTTCACCCTGACGCCCTAAGTCAAACTTAGCCCGCTCGTCTTCGTCCAGACGGTCGGCGACGATGGTCGGGTTACTGAGTCCCAGCACCGCACAGACATCTTTTAACACCCACCAATTTTCCTCGCCTTTCCGGACAGTTCGGATTTCGTTCCCTTCGTAGAAGAACACCTGCAATTCATTCATGTTGAACCTCCTGAAAATAATCTTTTCGAGAGGTTAGGAACCCCTCACCATCCTCAGGACAATGAGGGGCAGCTTGGCAACCAAACTGTTAATCTTTTTTATAGAACGGGCAATCGAACCCATCGGCAAGGAGCAAAAGACCATCTGCCCACGGCGGCGTCCGGCTCATTTGCTGACACAGAACTTCCGTTGACATCCTTGGGTCGGCTTCGATTACGACTTCGTCGTGGACGTGCATCACTATGGAGCAATGGCGGAGCGTTCGCATGGTGTGAGCGAGGATATCGCGGCTTACTGCCTGCACAATATTCTCCACAAACTTAGGACCGTAGCTTTCGATCCGCTCCCATTTCTTTGTGCCTCCGACGCCCTCGTAGGTCACGCAGTCCGAGCCGAACCGGTTTGTGCCAATGCGGGGCTTAACGTAGCAGAGCCGTCTCCCGGATGGGAGCGTGATAAATAGCATCCCGCTCTGATAACCGAAGCAGATGCCGTGGGTTTCGGTAACCGTCCTGTCCCTGACCGCCGTAATGGCGGCGCGGTCAACATCCCACCAGAACCGCACGATGTTCTGGTTGGATGCCCGCCAAGCCGTGACGAGTGGTTGCAGTTCATCCTCCGACAAGCCCATCTCAAGCGCGCCCATTGCTTTGAGCGCGCCGACCGAGCCGCCGTAGCCAAGCGCGAGTTCGGCGATTTTGCCTTTCTGCCGGAGAAGGCTACCCTTAACGACGGCGTCAACCGGCACATTAAACATCTGGCTCGCCGACGCTTCGTAGATTTTGCCGTGGGTGGCAAACACCTCGTTACGCCACCGCTCTCCGGAGAGCCAGGCGATGATGCGGGCTTCAATAGCCGAAAAGTCTGTAACGATTAGCTTTTGGCCGTCCATCGGCACAAACGCCGTGCGGATTAATTGGGAAAGGACATCGGGAATGTTGTCATATAGCAGTTCAAGGGCATTGAAGTTGCTGTCTCTCACCAAAGCCCGCGCCTGCTCAAGGTCTGGCAAATGGTTCTGAGGGAGGTTTTGCAGTTGTATGATCCGCCCGGCCCATCTGCCGGTTCTGTTGGCTCCGTAAAATTGGAACATACCCCTTGCGCGACCATCGGCGCAGACGGCGTTTTCCATAGCCTGATATTTCCTGACCGAGGATTTTGCCAACTGCTGCCGGAGAGCCAGCACTTTGCCAAGCGGCTCTGGAGCATCCTTGAGCAGTTCCGCGACCGCCTTTTTGCCGAGGGTGTCTGTCTCCAAGCCGTTGTCGGCAAGCCATCGCGTCAACTGCTGCACAGAGTTCGGGTTGTCAAGGGCAGTGAGTTCTTTCATCAGCCGGGTCAATTCGGTGCGGGAACGGGAATCCGCTTTGATGGCGCCCTTGACGAGCGTCATATCCAAAGCCACGCCACGGTCGTTAATCTCTTGGTCGTGGGCGTATTCCTCCCATACTTTATCAGGCACGGGGAACTTGGCGAGCCGCTCCTGAATAGAGAGTTCCGCTTCCACATCACGGCGGTTGTACGCTTTGAAGGATTCCCATTTGCCCGGTTCGTGTTCCGGGAGATTTCGTGTCCGTTGGCCGTTTGCGGTGGTGGGTTTGCAAGGCGAACAGAAATAACG